CTTATGGAAGCAATCAGAACAATACCAGCTATTAAGGACTGCGATGTAGAATCCATCTTGGCAATTACTGGAACCACAGCTGTCGCAAATTCCGACACATCCATATTCACTGAGCGCGCATATCATTTCGCCACGAGTGGCTTGTATGACCTTGAATCCTTTCTTGTTTTCATATACTTTTGCCATACTGATTTACTTCACAATCATTTCAGGATGAACGGGGAAATCCCAATCGATTATTCTTGAATCCATAGAGTGCAAATTACCACCAACGACAAGACCAAAACTTTCTTCAACCAATTCTTTCGCTTCATCTTTGCTGCAAGCATTGACAGTTACTTCTCCTTCTAAGACAAACTGGACTTTTACTTTGTATTCTTTGTTACTTTTCATAATCTTCTACCGGATAAAATTCACGACCTTCAAAATCATCTGCTGTAAGAACTACTTCTTCACAGTTAACCATTTCCTCAACTTTCTCGAAAGCGGAATCATAATCATCCGCTTCCACCTCTACCACTTTAGAAAGGGTTTCTATTATTTTGATTCTGTACTTCATATTGCTTATTTTTCTATTTGTTCCATCAAGTTCATTGTCTCTTGTATGACAGCTTGTTTATCCCAATTATATTTATCATCTCCATAATGGAATGTATCAAATCCGAATATCCACCAATCATTACCTATTTCTGTGTTGTCGGTGATAAACTCAGCATTATCCAATATGGGATTTCTTTTTCCGACATACCTTGGATTAATTTTCCTTTTGCTTCCGATAGATTCTTCACCGCTTATTGCCGGTTCTGAAAATGTTATACCGCCATGAACGTCTATATCATTAATATCCAAATAAGACATTCCATGATATTTGTTCATAGAAGGGACAGCTACATATCCATTATGTGTGCCATGCTCTACCATAGTGGACTTAAACCATTCGTTTGATCTTATAAATGCTACTACTTTATTTCCCATATTCTATTCATTTTAGCAATTCAGGATTATCAAACACATTTCCAAATACCTCAATACTATCACATTCCAGATCAAACTGAAGCAGAGGGACAGTAAGGTACTGGCACTCTTTTAATTCTTGGCTTATTGGGTATTCCGCTTTATGCAGACGCAAGCCAAAGCAAGCGAAGCCATCCATGTAAACCACTTCTCCATAACAAATACAATCATGATCGGGGATAGCGCATCCATTTGCGATGCCTTCATACTTGTAGATTATGGAAATGTAATCACGCTCATAGATTTCTTTCCCGTTTTTATCGAACAAACCAGTGAATCGACCAATGGTATTATGATCTACATCATAATCAGCTATACACTTGCATGTCGGCATATCATTTATTTCGGGCAATATGGAATATCTGTTTTCTTCTATCTTAACAAGATTCCCATACAACCATTCATTGCCAAAGATATTTACACCTCTAAATTTAATCATCCCTATTTCTTACCTCCTTTCTGTATCCCGGCGTGATAGCCGTCAAGCCATATCAAAAGCTCTTTTGGCGTATGATAGCCGCTTAAACGGTGGCATGGTATTCCATTTTCAAATATTCGGTTCCAGGTTTGGTTTGTGTCATGCGCCACAATTGCATAAGCGTTTCTGGTAAATGAGGAACTTGTTAGGTGCATATTGTTTACCTTGCAGTAATCCTCTAACGACTTCAATGCTTGTTTCTGCGTCATTGCTTACCTCCTTCCTTCAATTCATTAATAAGAGCATCTCTTGTCTTCACTTGTGCTTCCAGTAAGCCATTTATCCCGTCTTTCTCTGCACGCCTCTAAGGTAGGTGCACAACAAGCAAACAGCTCGCCACTTTCAGTACGATAGTCATATTGGTACATTCTCACTCTTTTACCTCTCAACCTGGTGTTGTAGGTGGTGTAATTTTCTTTACCGGGTTGACATACGCTGCAACCGTTTACATTTATTGAGTTCATAATTAAATCCCCATTTTACTAATTATTTTCTGACTGATTTTTTCTGCAACCATAGTTTTCAGCTCTTCAATATCAAGAAGGGACACAATGATATTTGCATCAAATTCTTTGGCTACATTCTTTGCTACTGCTCTAACAAATGTGCCGTCTTGTATTGATTTGCTTACGCTTTTGCCTATTCTTCTTGTTACTTCTGCATTTACTATCTGCTCAATATTGAGGCTTTTTACAGCATCACTGACAGCTTTAGACATTGCATTATTCAATGCCACACTGTCTACATCAAGTTCTAACGTACAATTACCTTTCATTTATAATCAATATTAAATGTTTCACATTCAATCTTTCTTCACTTGTATAAGCCACTACAAGCCCTGTTTCATCATGCTGTATGGTGATGTACTTTTCACCCCTCTCTATAGTAGAGAAGTC